GCTGCCGCAGCACACAAGAGAGGAGAAAAAGCCAATCCCTTGACCAAACCCTGATCAGAAAACCATACTCAAAGGTGGCTCACTTCTCGGTGGAAAAACCGGCTCAGTTCTGCGTGGAAACCAACATAAGAGCCATTTTTCTCTCCTATTGGTTCAAGCTCTTTGACCCTCACGGGTCAGTTTTTCTGTCTCACCCCCGGCAAGACGTTCGTTTTCGGTCATCTCCCTGACGTTGATGTCAGATTTTCTAACCCATGAAGACGCGCCGATCCCATGACCGGCGCAGCTTCAGATCACTTCTTGAGGCCGGCTTGGCGTGCCAAGGCGAGCTTCTGGGCGCCGCTCAGCTTGTCGAAGTCTTCGCCCGACAGGCCACCCGGCAGTTTGTTGTCCGACCCCGAGGCGCTTCCGCCGCCGGAGTTCTTGAAGAAGTAGGGTGCCTTCTCCTTCAGACGCTCCAGCCATTCAGCCGGGGTCATCGGAGTGGCGCCGTCGTTGCCATAGATGGTGGCTTCACCATCCTTGGCGACCAGCTCGCCCTTTTCGTCCACCGAGAACACGCCGTAGGCGCGCGACAGAATGTCGGTCAGCGCGTTCGGCAGGGCGCCGGAGGTTTCGGCGAGCACCGCATTCGTCACGCCCCGGTCGATGAGCGAGCGCTTGTATTTCGTTTCCGAGGCTTCCGCCTTGTCCTTGTAGGCCTTCGCCTCCGCGCCGACCGCCTGGAGCTGACGTTCATAGTCACTCTTTAGATTGGCGACGCGGTTCGTGACTTCCGCTTCGATGGCATCCGTGCCCTTGAGCTTCCCATCGGCCACCTGCTGCGCCGTCTTCTTCATGTCCTCGAAGGTGGTTGCGAAAGCCGCGACGTCATCGCCGACGATCTTCTGCATTGCCGCCACAGAGGCCTTCAAAGCGTCGCGCTCCTGCGAAAGAGCGGTGTTGTTGTCGCGGAACTCGTCCAGCTTGGCCTTCGCCACGACATTGATGGAGAATTTTCCGTCCTTCTGAGACGCTCCTTCGCGGAGGCCCTCCGGAATGGCGTCGAGAGTGTCGAAAAGAATTTCGGGCATTGATCCTCACCGAGGTTTGATTTGATAAAGCAGCAGCTCTCCGAGCATTACTGACCACCAGAACCCCTGGTGGAATTTTCGCTAACTTTGATGTTAGATATTCTGACATTGATTTACCGGAAAATCAAGAAAAATGTGGAGTGGCTCACTTTTGCGTTGACATGGGTATTATTTCTGACAAGCGCGCCGCCGCTTCGTGGTACAACGAAAAAAGCCCCTGGCCTGGGGAGTCATCCAGGACAGGGGCCAAGTCGCCACACAGGGAATGGCCTCTGGTGACGGCGCCAAGGTGAAAGAAGGAGGAAAACCCTTGGCGACTGGTAAGCTTGAGCCGACCATGCTCGGCATCCACACATTGGTCCGGTTTTACGAGGTCCGGCCCTGAGGACTTTGCGTTGCAGCCGGCGTCCTTCGACCGGGAACGGTGCCGCCCACGCCGCCGCACCACTGCGCGTGGCGGGAGCTTGCATTCCCCTCTTCAGTCCTGGGTGTTACCCAATGCAAGAGAGACCTATGCGAGCGGCGTGGGCCGACCTGTGAATGGTTCCTGGTGAGGGGAGGTCCCCTCTTCTGTTTCGAGGCGTCCAGGCTCGCCCATGAAGATTAAGCCGCGATGCGGAGGTCTTCAAAAGCAACGTTGTCGTTGCAAGCGGTGTACTTTGCAGTTACCGATTTTGGACAGATGTGTCGGTCGTTCCTTACCGTGGCGCGTCTTCACTTCCCAATGCCAGTCGATCCTAATTCGCCCCCATCAAAACGACTGCTGGACCTCCACATTTCCCGGAGCGCGACTCCCAGGCCCTGCTTCATAGGTCGGCACGTCTGCGTTTTCAGCAGTCGTCGTGGTGGAGGCGGCGGGTACCGCCCCCGCGTCTTGAACATGTTTGGCTAGTCCGATATACGCCAATCTCGTGATTTGTTTGCTTCCCTTCGATGTCTATTTTTCTATCCTAGGATAGTTTATCTGTCAATCGACATTTTCAGAAAATTTGACCTAGTGATAGCGCACGCCTGCGATAATCTGGTCCAATTCGGTCTTTTCTCGCAGGCTTTCGAGATCAGGCTGCCCCTCATCCCACCAGTTCCAGATATCGAGCTGGGGCCAAATGTCTTCGAGGTTCTCCCAGTCGTTGGAGATGGTGGCGAAACGCCCATCGTCAATCCGGAAGAAGACATGTCCGCTGGGCTGAGCATAGGTAGCAAACTCGGCATGATGATCGATGAACAATCGGTCGTAAGCCGCCTGCCCATCCTTGGCGAAGATCACCACGTCGTATGGCACCAAGCCATCTGACTTGCGGCGCACCCAGTCCTGAAAAGCGTTCGGATGAGAGAACGGGGACTCGTCTTCCAGATCAGGATGCTTCATCAGCTGGTGTCTCCAATGCGGTAGAACCGTCCGGCCTGTAGCCGGCGCTCGGCGCAAGACCGGCGGCGCCCAGCCAGATCGGCGGATGGGTCCGTCCCATGCACATGAAAAGGACCGCGCCGCCGTTCGCGATGATGGCGCGCTCCTCGTCGGTCGGAATCCAAAGGGAGGTCACGGTGTTCTCTTCAACGTTCCGGAAGATGGGCAAGTCGACAACGCCGGGACCATTACTGAGCAGGACGTCATTGGCTTGGGTGAAGTGCGAGGGCTGCATAGAAAGTCTCCGAAAACGAGCCAGACCGCCGCGATGAGAGTGACGATCTGGCAGACGATGATGGTGAGCCACTGCCTCTTGGTGAGGTCCGCGATCAGGAGGATGATCAGTCGAGCCTCACCGTGAAGGACGGCCAGACGTGCCCCTTCTGGCAGATGACGCCGGACACAGGCTTCCCGTTGGCGCCGGTTGCTTTGAAGGACGATGAATAGGTGTCATCGGAGCTGCAGCCGATGCCGAACCAAGGATGGCTTCCGACTTTCACATCAGTCATACCGGTGGCCTCGACGGCGGCGCGCCCCTTGTCTTCGTTGACGCCGCAGCCGCCGATCATGGCGCCGATTGCCAGCACGATAACGATCAAGACCGCTGCAAAAGCTCCTGCGGAGCCGTCGTCCCTGTATTTGGTGGTCATTTTCTCAATCTCCTTGTCAGTATTTCTATCCGCTAAGCTCAGCCGGCGTCACTCGGATGAAGGTGTTATTCAGAAATCTTCTCGCCGGTCAGAAACCAGAGGCTCTTGTTGCCGAAGCGTTGGACATAGATTTCGCCGGATCGGCGCAGGACCTGAAGCTGAGCGTCCGTGGCCCGGTATCCAGGCGCATTTGCGTCGCCCCGTTCGAAGCCAAGCTTCTCGTTGATCACCCGCCAGAGCTGCTGGAAGGTGCGGCCCTGGTTCTTCCAGCTCCGCAGCTCAGCGATGATGGAGTCGCGCACGAAGGTTCGACCGGCGGGCGACAGTGCGCCGGGGGCCTTCCAGAATTCAGGATTCACCGCGATCCTCCTTTGCCACTGAGATGTGGATCGAGGAGACATTACTGAGATCGATGTCCTGAAGCCGGCGAGTCTTGAGATCAAGCACAGATAGGCGTTGCCCGTTCAGGTCAATGTCCGTGCAGTTCGAGAACTGCGCCGTGCCGCCGTCGTTTTGATTGATCGAGACGTTGAACTTAAACATCGCGCTTGCCCTCATAGAGAGCCTTGGTCACGCCCTGGACCGGCACACCCTTCGGCGAATATTTGAAGTAGGTCACCGTGCCCTCGCCGCCGAGGTATTTGGCTTTCTCGCGGAGGATCACGGCGTTGTCTTCATAGGTGCCGGCGAGACCGGATTCGAAGGTATCGCCGGGCATGCGCGGGTTCTTATAGACGACGGTCTTGGCAGCGCCGGCCCAGTTGCCATTGCCTTCCAAGATGTCGACCACCTCGAATTCCGCGTCGACATATTCCTTGCGCTTAACTAGGTCCTTCGGGCGCTTGTCCGGCTGATAGACGCCGCTGCCTGTGCGCAGGATTTGGCCTTCGTAACCATCGCGGCGATAGTCGTCGTAGAGTTTGTCGACGGTCGCCTGATCGAGCACGCGAGCGGACACGACCATATCGAAGAGCGGGTTGCCTTCGAGGTATTTGGCGAAGAGATCGTCCAGCACGCCGATCCGTTCATCGAACGGCATGTCGGGCTGAGACTCGATGTAGACGTCATAGAGATGGTAGGCCAGCAGGGACTGAGCCTTCTCGATCTCCTGGTTGGTGGGGTTCTTCTTCCGCACCAGACTGTTGATCTGCGGCAGGTCCTCTCCCAGCTCGTGCGAGTAAAGCTCGCCGTCGAAGTTCAGACCAGGGATGATCTGGAACAACGGCTGCAGAGCCTCCGTCACATCGGGGAAGGTAAGCGTCGGTTCACCCGTGCGCGAGAAGTTGCCGTGGGGCCGAGCCAGATTGCGGATGCCGTCAAGCTTAGGCTGCGACCACCAGGACTGCGACCAGTCGAGGCCCTTCTTCAGGTCCTTGTATTTGAAGGCGAGCATGGGCCACAGGATCGTGCCCTTATCGATGTCGGCGATGTCCTCGAAGTAGCCGGTCTTCAGCTTCTTCTTGTATTCCGCCTTCACCTCGGCTTGCGCCTGGGTCTCGCCGGTCGTCGCGTTCTTCTTGCCGAGGTTCTTGCCCTCGCACGCGGTCCAGCCGGATTCAACCTTGGCGCCGTCGAGGAGACCAGAGATCGAGCGGTATCGGGAACCGTCGATCTCCAGCTGCCATGAGCGCACGTTTCCAGTGCTGTCCCGCGTGTACAGGACAGGGTGAAGATTTGACATGTTGAGAGTGACTCCTAGATCAGGGATGCCGCCAGTTGCAGCAGCTTGTGAATCACGGCGCCGGAGATCGCGAGCGACACGCAGAACAGACCGAACCAGAAGGCTGGCAGACGCCAGGTGATCTCGGTTGGGCCGAACTCATATGGTCTTTGCGGTTTCTCAGGCATCGTTGGCTACGTCATAATATTTGACTTCTATGGACAGATATAATCACACATTCGCTAGACCAGTCAACTGAAATGTCAATTTTTCTATCTTTTTCGCTCGCATGCGGAGCTTGCCGCGCGACTTTAAGGAAGCTATGAGTACTAGTAGTAGAGGGGACGTAAGAATGGAAACATTAGCTTATCAGTTGTTGCGACTGGGTGAGGGAGCAAACTTTGCACTATCGTGGGTCGTTCTTTTCGCGGGAGGTTGGGCAGCAACTTTAATGTTTAGGCCGAGCTTCAAATTGAAGCGAGCACCATTTTTCGCCCTTGCCGGATTTCATTTTTTTATGATCGGATTAAGTTCCCTTCTAACCCTGCCATTACAATTAGCCTTGAATAGCGGCTATCTTTTTTTTCTAGTTTTGTCTATTTACACGCTAACTTTTTTACTTGGAACATTCGGCGGATTTATTGCTTCTGCACGCTCAATAGACGCTTACGGAACCTCTGGGCGGTGGATATATTACTATATCCCTGTCGTATCTCTTGTGCTCATTTTTAAGAAGTCAACCGAGTATCAACAGTCGCGAGTGCCGGAGAAATTTGGCGCTTTCCTTCTCGTCATCTTAGGAATCGCCCTGGCAGCGGGCGGGCGGTTCATAGAGAAGTCTGTTGAGCTTCACCAGGCCACTGTCACCGCGCAACTTTCGTCTGATCCGACATCCGTCAAGAAGCTGACCGATCTTGAGGTAGGGACTACGGGTTTGGAAGATTTCCTAAAGAAGGCGGCTAGTGAAATTCCTCTTCCAAAACCTATCGATGCAATGACCACTCTGATCAAAATTGAAACGGGGCCAGCTACGTTCAGATATATCTATGAGCTTAAATCTCAAGATGGCGGCTTCGGACCTGTATGGACTGACATGATGACCTACCGTTGGTGTAACATCGGAGACTTCAAAACGATGTTCGACCTGGGTGTCACGGTAGAGGGAGTCTGGTCAGTCAAAAATCGCAACGATAGTGCCAGAGTTGCCGTGAATCCCGCTGTATGCCGGGATTTTGAGAAGAGGATTGATTCAGATTTCGCTAAAGTTGCGGAAAATTCGAAACCTACAAAAGTAGACGAGGTAACTGATTTAGTGAAGACAGAATACTCCGAGAAGACTTTTACATATCAATATAAGGTGTCGGGCGAGTTGAATGCGGCCACCGCTTCGTCTAGCATAAATTCCATTAGAAATATCTGGTGTGAGAATAGCCATTTTACCTCCATATTCGCGGTAGGGCGTAGCATACATGCCGTTTACACCCGATTGGATGGCACTAAGCTAGGTGACTTCACCATTAATACAGAGGCCTGTCGAACAAAACTTTGAACAGTTACCCGCTCGCGCCCACCGGCACGACCCGGATGCCGTATTTGCGCAGGAAGGCCGGGTAGGAGAAGGCGAAGTGCTGCCAAAGCGCAATCTTGGCCTCAAGGATCAGTGGTTTCAGCGTCGAGAACATTTGCGGTCGCCTTGTTGACGGTTTCGTAGAACTTGATGATGCCCGCGAAGATGAGACCGGCGACCAGACCCAGAAGGATCGCGGCGATCTCGAAGATGTGCGGGACGGCGGAAAGTGCGAGCAGCGCCAGGACGACAGCCACGGCGATGCTCAATTTGGAATAGATGTTCCAGATCATTCCCATGCGGGTCTCCAATCACTTGGCAGAGGGTGCGGGCTTTCCGGGTTCGGGCTGGCTCTTGGCGGCGATCTTCGCTGCGGCAGCTGTAGCCTTCGCGTTCTCCTTCGCCAGCTTGGACTGATGGTCCTGCTGTTGGCGGGCTGCCTTGAGATCGAGCGCGGCCTGGGTCTCGGTGAGGTCCTTATGGGCCTCCCGCTCCTTGTCCGCTTCCTCGATGTCCAGCTCGGACTTGCGATCCGGCATGCCGCGCTGATTGGCGTGAACATCCGGGTTGTTGATGAAGCTTTGCTTGGAGGCGAGCAGCTTCTTGAACTCTTCGATGTCCATCCAGTCGGGGATGACTTCGGCGCGCTTCAGGTAATCGTAGACCACCTCAATCGGCAGCAGGCCGTCGTCATACATCTGCTGGATCGCGCGGAATTCGCGCGCGGCAGCCGCCGACAGCATGAAGTCCTTGTTGAACTCGACGGCGATCTTCTCCGCGTCGGCAATCTTGACGTCCTGCCAGGTCGCCCACCACTGCAGGACCTTCGTGAAGCCCTCGTCCAGCGACAGCGAGACGTTCAGGAGCAGCGCCTGCTCGTTGCGATCCTTCATCGCGACCTGGTTGTCGGACTCCGACACCGACGACGTCGTGACGCCGATCACCCGCCCGCCGAGCGTGGCGATATGGGCCTCCTTCGTCTCGATAGCGTTTTCGAGGAACTTCAGACCGTTGCCGTTGAACTCGATGACGCCGGCACTCTCGCCCGCCGACAATTCCCAAACAACGGAAGCGCCGAGCGTGTACTCGCCGGGGCGATCCGTCGTCGCCTTCGACGCCCAGTAAACCGGCGTGGCGGTGTACCAGCGCCCGTGCTCCAGGTGCGCGTAGGAGCGATAGTGGGACAGGTTCATCTGGGTGATGTCGAGCATCGGCGACCGGTTGATCCCGGCGGAGTTGCCTTCGGCGCCGAAGATCATGAACGGGATGTAATTGAGCTTGGCGCCTCGGTTCGTTGGCGTGATGATGTCGGTCGGTTCGCGTGTGATGTCCGGATAGGTCTCGGTCGCCAGGCTGTCATAGATGTGCTGCTGGTAGATGCCATCGACCAAGCGCAGCGCGCGGATGCGAACGCTATAGCCTCGGTTCATGACGGTCATCTGGGTCTTGCCACGGCTGCCCTTGACGACGGTGGTGTGCGGCTGCAGCACGGCCTCCATCAGGATGACTTCCGTCAGCACTTCGCGGTCGCCGACGACGCCCGTGGTCCAGTCAAGGATCGCTTCCGTCACATAGCCGGTGAGGTATGGGTCCCCGCCGTCGCGGCCCATGTCGACCAGGACGCCATAGCGGCCCATGTGGATCACTTCCTTGGCGGTCAGGCGGGTGAAGGAACGCAGCGACTGTGCGTCCTTGGTGATGCGCTTGAGCTTGTCCTTCAGCTTCTCGGGAAGGTTCTCGATGACGGGGTTGCGGCGGAAGATCGTGCCAGTCAGGGCGCCGACCGTGCGGTTCGTCATGTTGAAGTAGGTCGCATTGTCGATGTAGAAGGCGAACTCCTCGTCGTCCAGGCCCGAGGGGCGCGGAAGATACAGGCCGCCCTTTTCCTTGACCTCGCGCTCGCCCTGGAAGGTGTCACGCAGCTTTTCCCAGTCCCGCGCGTGGTAATGAACGGAAGGATGCGCCCAGGTCGGATATGACGACATGAGTGTCGCCAGGTTGATGTCTTTCTTGCCTGTCTGGGTGACCACGATGAATTCCTGCGGGCTTAGACCGAAGTCGGCCTGGGTGTGAAAATAGATGTCAGCTATTCTGTCATATAATGGGCTGATGTCAAGATTTCTATCTATCTGGCTCATGCGCATGTGATTCACGTCGGCTTCACATTCCGAGGAAAAGCGCAAGCGACGCATCTTTTCACCGCGAGAAAAATAAAAGTGGCCCCATATGAACGTAACTATTTGGGTTTTCAGTAAATCTCTTCGAAGGCGCAAAACGCTGTATATACAGCGGGATAGAGTTCTCCACAGATTCCGTCTACCTAGACACACCATATGTGGTGTTAATAATTCCTTCACAGACCACCCCTTGACGGAATCCATAACCTTTTTCTTAATAGGGGTGTTGCGGCGGCGACTGGACCGGAAAGTTACGAGGACCGGTTCATACCAGAAAATTTAACTAGACCACGGTTCGACATCGAATAGATGTTTCGGCAACGCGCAGAACTGCGCCTCATTCCGAAACGATATTACGATCTCTTCCGGCGATACCGCTTGCCTTTTTGACTTCTAGGCGCGTTGCTTGGTCTCTGCACAGGAACTATTGTAATGGAAGATGTGAGTACAAACTCGATTACTCTTACCATCAATGCAGATCGCACCTTGACGGTAAGGGGTGAAGGAGACTTCACAGTTGCGGTCCTTGTGACGGCGGCACTGGCTTTCGCAGTCATTTGCATTGCGTGGCAGGGGAAGCGTCTGTTGCCTTCAAAAAAGAGGACGCGTTCGATGGAGCAGGAGGAATAGGTGACGGTTCATCGTTGCCAACTTGCCCCCTCGATGCGTACATGGCGCGGGGATCACAAGAGAGCTGCGCATGGGCATCGAATTCGTGGTGGTGAACGAGCATACGCTGGGGAGCAGGCGCACCGAGGCCGCTCTCTGGCTAAAGCCTCTCGCCTTCCGCGAGGGCGGCTACTCACCAGAAAAGGGCCTGGCGATCATCTCCCCTCGTGACCGCGTGCGGAGCGCCACCAAGAAGGATTTCGCGCTGTTCGGTCTCGATCCATCCGACTACCTCGAATTGTGACTCGACTCCTCTCGTTCTCTGTGCTTTTAGATGAGAACATAACAGGAACAGAGGAGCGAACGACATGCGTCCCAATCCGAAACCTCCGGTGCCCGATGTGGAAGAAGCCGAAGAGCTGGCACTTGACGTGCTGATCTGGCTTGGGCGGAAACTCGATCTAATGCAGCGCTTCCTCGCGCTGAGCGGCATTCCAGCCGATAGCATCCGCGATCACATCGGGCACTTGAAGTTTTACGCAGGCCTTCTGGCGTTCGTGCTCGGGAACGAACGAGACCTTCTCGACTTCTGCGCCGAGAAGAAGGTTGACCCCGCTTGGTTCGTCCTTTGCTACGAAAAATTCGCTGGCGAAGGCGTGCCGTGGGCTTAACCGACCGGCGTTGGTCCCGCCGCATGCCATTTCCTGGGGGGCGGCGCGATAACGGCGTCTTGTGATTGACGAGAACAAGATTTCGCCACAATTGGTCCCAATCGTCTTGAATGCAGCCTTTCCAGTTTTCGCAAAACAAATGGAAAGGTGTGCCCATGGATCAGACGAATTCCCTCACAATCGAATACCAGGATTTTCGCATTAGAGGCGAGGGTTACTTTCCGGTCGCCAGTCTTGCACTGACGGTTCTGCTCATTGCTGTCTTGCTGGCGTGGCTGATAGACGGAAATAGACATTATAAGAACCCAGTCTGGCTGTCATTCAGACGGATTCTCATCGTCTAACGTCGTTTCCGAAAGAAATTCTATAAGCCCCTGTTCACTTAACAACAGGACTTCCAAGGAGTCTGCAAGCTGCCTTGCCTGTGGAGTAAAGCCAGAAGAAGAAACGACGAATGCGAAATGGGCATTGTGGAATCGCGCTCCGGAATATGCTTGCTGCACCGCTGCATTTCCTACGGGCGAAGAGTACAGCTTGCACTGAACGCCGATTTTGAGACCATCAGCATTTTGCGCCAAAACGTCGATCCCTTGGTCACCAGTTTTGCCGACCACCTTGGCATCCCAACCATTGTCGACGAATATATCGCAAATTCGATGTTCGAAGTCAGAAGGTGAATTTACAGGACGTGCGGCGTCGGTTCGCGCTCTAATTTCAGCGAGGGTTCGATTGATAATGGGGTCCGACCGCTTTAGCAGCTCACTTATCGGCACGTTGACGCCTGGGAATTTTTCAACGATGCTTCTCTTTACAAATGTAATAAATTCGTCATCAAAGCGGTCTTGGATAAAATTTCCGTAATCATCCCGATATGTTAACTGTAGGAACTTTTCGGCCAAAATAAATCTATTCTTCTCGACTATTTCTAACATGCTTTCGAGCTGCTTCTTTTTCTTTTCAGCATTTGCTTTTTGAACGGTAATCATTATGAAGAATACGGCTACACCAACAATCAGTGTAAGAATCGCACCGCCGGCACCGTCAGAACTACTGCTCATTTTCCCCTCAGACTAAACAGTCCTGCCTCCCGGCAGGATTACTTCGCGTTAGTTTTGCCCATTATCGTCTACAGTCGGCGCGTTCAAGATTGATGCGTGGGTTTTACAATGAGATGTTTCACCTCAGCAAACGGAGATACGGATGAGGATCAAGGGACTGGCTGTCTTGCTGTTCGGCTCGCTGGTAACGGTTGCGCATGCCGAGACGTCGCTGGAGTATGCGAAGAGAAGCCAGCTCGCCTGGTCGGCGTTTGAGTGTTCGGCGCTGGCGCAGACGATGGGCAACTTCGAGACCTCACAGCGCTTGTTCGACCTCGGCTACGTCAACGCCAAGACTTTCATGGAAGCAGCGGCAGCCGGCAAGGTGGCGTCCGGAGATATCTTCTCAACCACGCCATATGGGATGACGTCGGTCATGCATGGCCCCAATATCGACTTCAAGATAGGACGCCTTTGGGAGCAAACCGCCAAAAGCTCTCACAAGAAGGTATTCGAAAACGCAGATGGCGTCACGACCACGATGGATACCTGGAAGTGGGCGGCGTCTCAGGAATACAGGGCTAGGAACTGCGATCTCCTCAAATGAGTTGAGCGTCGCGGCCCCTCGCCTATTGACACGGTGGTCGGTTGGGTCCCCGGATAGATGTCGTATTGGGAGCGAGGAGGTGTGTTGAACCTGCCTAATTCGCTCTTCATTAAGAAAAGTTCGCTGGCGAAGGCGTTCCGTGGGCATAGTTGGTTGGGACCTGCAGTCAGACAGAGACGCAAGGAGTGTTTTCAGCTACAAGCTGCCTGTCCGTAGTCTTTACCGAGTGCTTGTGAATGGAATCTGCCATGCAAGAGATTGCCCCGACCGAAGAACAACTTGAAGCTTATGTTTTTCCGCTTGTTGTCCGACTCTTCAGGGAGAAAAAGACATCGGACGAAATCCTAAAAATATTCCTCGAAGCTGACTATCCTGAGGCCTTGTCATTGCGGGTGATGGAAGCCGCGAAGAAGCGGGCTTCCGAACTCACGAGAGAAGAGAAGAAGGATAACAGGCTGTTTGGAGTGTGTCTTCTGGTGGCGGGATCGGCCTTCGTTGCAGTGATATACTTCTGGGCGCAGAGTTACGGAGTGCCGCCGTTTAGGACGGGCCGCGCGCTCTTCGGTATGGCATTTGGTGTCTGCCTAATGGCTTGGGGACTTTGGTTGATAGCTTTTGGTGAGGACGGGAACTGATGAAGTGTCAAGGCGCACCCGCAGCGTCGGAACCTCAGTTACGCTGCCATGTTCCTGTGTGGAGGAGGACGTAAGCTATGACAGCACAAGACGACAGGCTGCTGGGTCTGGAAGAACAGCTGGATGATATGGTGATGCGCGCAATCACCAAGGCGCAGGAGCATGGCTTTGATACAGCCCAGGTGCTCGATGCGCTCGAAAACGTGCTCAAGAACCAGCGGCGTGCTTACGATCTCGATCCCGATCCCGCACCCGATCAGGAATGACGAGGTGGGGCTTTGGGTCCCCAGTGCTCTCGTGATCATTGAATCTCAAATATGCTCGTGACAGTAGGAGGCGCCCGCGAGCGCCCCCAGGGGGAGGGGACGGCTTTGGGTCCCTCCCCTTTGATTCAAATTTTACTCGAATATGTGCGGCTTTCGATTTAGAGTCGCGTCGAGGTTTAATGTCTACGACGCGCAGACGTTCAAACTTTAACTCAAATACAACTTGATCTTGTTTCAATATTTAATCAATATATATGAGAAATGGCGCATTTCCCAATGCGCCATTATTGGATTAGTGAAGATTTATGCTAAGTTTGAACATGAACCAACAAAGGAACATCAGGATTATCGCCTCGCCGATTCTCATTCGACTTGCTCGCCAAGCGTGAGACGATGAAACCGCGAGACCATTGCGCCGCTTGTGAATTTGTTGCGGGTTTGCTTGGCGACGTGGTCGCACCACGAATTCCACCAATAGGCTGAGTCGCCTTCGTTGCGCCAGACCGTGTTATAAGTCCGGATTCGCTTGTGTACCGAGTCAAGCTTGAGCGTCTTAGGCATGCGAAAGAAAGTCTCCGCAAGGCCCAGGCGCGTGAGATTGTGCGTGTCAAGGCAAGCGCCGTCACCTATGGCCATTTGCGCAAAGAAAGAGGCTTTGACAATGCCTAGGTTAGGCATTTCGAGAAAGCCGATAATGAGGGAGTCCAGGTCGCCGCTCGCCTTGCAATCGATGGCGAGGCGCTGCAGGCGCTTTGCATGTACCTGCAGGAAGTCATAACCCGCGCGCTTGTGTCCAAAGAGATAGCGCGACTCGCGCCCCTTTTGCCAGACATCCGCCATTTGGCGAGGCATAGTGATAAAGGGCTGCTGAATCGAAAGCAAAACGAGCGCGCCAATGTTCTTAAAAACGTCGACGTCGACCAAAGCGGCGTCAGAGATGGCGAGGCAATCGTTATGGAAGTAGGACATTTGCGACTCCATTGTGTCCGTTGCGTGTGGCATTATATAATGCCTTTTGTGGGTAGGTGTCAATCGCAGAGTTAGTTTTTCTGACTAGCCCAGCCAGTATTTTGCGCCATTCTCGGCGATGATACGTTGCGAGTCAGAGGCGCGGATCGCCACGCCTTGTGCGCGCAGTTCCCGGATTGCCTCACGAAGTACAGCGCGCGCCTCGCGAAACGGGACAAAGGCGGCGACAATGGGAGCGTTTCCGTTTGCGTCTTGAAAGAAAACTTTGGTCATGGGGCTAACCTCTCTTGTGCGTCACAGGCATTATATAATGCTCTTAAATCCCATGAGTCAAGAGGCAAGGTTAGTTTGTCTAACCTCGCCCCGCAAAATTCTAACGCTTGCCGCCTGTCTCGAATGCTCGGCGCTTTTCTTTGTTTCGGCGCGCCTTGCGGCGCTCGATTGCCTTAGGCTTAAGCATTGCTCGACTCCTTTTCGCCTTCCATGGTCAGTATCACAAACTCGCCGCTTGGCAGCGTGACAGCCATTGCCAATTGTTCCGCCATTAACCCGGCCCGATAGGCGATAGAGCGCAGCGCCGTCTCGTTTTCAGGCGTTGCCGCCATGCCCGTTTGATAGGTGACTCCAGCCTCAAGATACTCGACTCCGCTTTCCGGATCGATCCAGCCACCGAACGAGTCCAGCGCCGTGAAGCCGCCAAACGCGCGGCACAATTCGCGCTTGATAAACGAATGAGCGGCGGTCAAATCCTCGCCAGCGTTGCCGGCTTTGGGGAGAACGATAGAAGCGACGAAAAGCTTTGACATTGGTTTTCCTCTTGAGTGTCAGTTGGTACGGTCTGCAAAGGCAACATATTGATTGCGGATCGCGCGTTGATCGCGGTCCAGCGTGGCGAGGGCGAGGCGCTTGGCGGAGGGATAAGAGGCTGAAGGCTTAAGGCCTAGGAAGGTCAAAAGAGCGTTCATTTCCGTTTTCCTCACTTGCTTACAGGCTCTATATAATGCCTATTAATCGAGTGAGTCAAGCGGCATTGTCAGATTTTCTTACGTCGCTGCGCATTATTTTTAGCGGCGATTGCGTAACGCTTGATTGTCCTGAAATAGCCGGGAATTCCGCCTAGGGCGCGTTTATGCCCGCGAGCGTTGCCAAGCCATGCCACAACGGTTTGCGCGTCCGTCGCGCCATAGAAGCGGCCCAGGTTTGCCGGATCGCCAGCATATACCCACTGCCCGCGCGGAATGGCTGCGCGCGCCTCTTGCGGGATTGTCCAGATGTCAAAAGCGGGAACGAATTTAGGCATAACGACTCCTCACCTCAATCTGAGTCCAAGTTGCCGAGACTTGCGGCGGCATGCCCGCGATTACCTTAGCGCGCGCCTCTTGCTTGCTGCGCGCTTCTATTAGGTGACCTAAGCCGCCATAGGTCCTAAGTTGCCCGTCGCGGTTCGTATAGGTGACGAGAAAATCATACATGCTCGACTCCTCACTTCGCCGCCTGAATTTCGGCATGCTCGACTCCGTGACGCTCCGCCACATAGTCGAAACTCCCCTTTGTCCCGGCTTGTACCTCGTCACGTGAGGGGACGTAATTTCCCCAATAGTCGCGATGTCCGGACCTGCCCAGCATGCATGCGCCTGCTTCAATGGCATTCATGCAAGCGCGGCCTATCGAGCCTTCCAAGCGCCACGCCATGCCGCTATTGATTAGCTCTTGGGCGTCGAAACCGTCGTCATCGTCATCGAACATGGCAGAACTCCGCTTGCCGTTGCATATGGCATTATATAATGCCATTATATTTCGTCCGTCAAGCGGAAAGGATAGCTTTTCTATCCCTGCCGCGCAAGTTTTTAGGCGAGTTTCCACTCGACTCCATCAAGCTTGATCGAACTCAGGGTCGCGAGATTGATCGAACGCGGCGCCTGCGCCATTTCGCACCACACATTTAGGAGGTGCGGATTGTTGGCTTTCCGCGTCTCGGCGCCTCTAACATGCGACTCCGACTTGATCGAGTCGTCGCGGCGGAGCTTGGCGCCCAGGCGAGCCGGGTTTACCAGCATTTTGCGAGGCGTTCCGTCAGCCTTGACGAATTCGACGGAAACGAAACGCGATCCGGCAGTCTCGATTAGGGCGCGGACTTGATTAGGCTTGCGGGTTTGCATAGCGCTTGACTCCTTCATTGACGACAAAGAAAACGACTCCGGCATTGGCCAGGATCATGAGGGCGAAGGCGATGGAAGAAAGCATGGCAGCACCTCGTTTTGTTCTGGCTTTATATAATGCCGCTTAAAATCGAGTGTCAAGCGTATTTTCTGGCGTGATGTCATTTTTTCTATCTGTCACGCGCAACCCCCTCGCCGACAGGTCGAGGCGGATCGCCGACAGGTCGAGGCGGATCGCCGACAGGTCATGGTTAACGGAAATGGTTAACGCGGGCCACGTAGTGGCAACCGGGCGTTAACCTTAATTCTTCACCTTAACGAGGCGTTAACGTGGTAGGTGCGCGGCAAGGCCGCATTAACCTTAATTGGTAAGGTAAACCCGGCGTTAACCTTAACTCTATACCTTAACAGGTCGCTACCGGGTTCGATAAAATTTTATTCAAATCCGCTTAAAACTTGATTAAAACTTTATTCTAAGTCGATTTGAACTCGAATTCCTTATAAAATCTACCAGGCGATGACCCTCTCTCAAAGGGAAAAATACGGAATCATGGATGAAAAATTGGAATCCATGGATACAAAAATCGGAAAACGTGGATGTAAAAATTGAAATTCACGGATGCAAAAATCGCCGAGCACATAATGTAACGCCGGCTCAGGCCTGCATCCAGAGCTAGGTGTGCCAGCGTTGCGGTCAGCTGGAGACGGTCTGAACCAAAACAGCTCGATTTCTCATGTGACTGATCCTCGATCAGCAGCGGGAAGTTGAGGCGGATAGCAGAGCCAAGGGGCTGCTCAATTCGCTCGAAATTGGAAGCCGTGACGCTCAACTTTCGGACATCTCCAAGGAAATGCGACAAATACACGGTTCCCGCGAGTGCGATTTTGCTGGTTGAGTCACTGTTTTGCGGATCGCGCAGCTAAACCATTGCCAAGCCTTACCAATTTTTTAGCCATGCAACCGAGCGTCTGCTTGCACAGCCAAGCGAATTGCCCCATACCCTTGGCTAGTCGCCTGGCGCGTCAGGCGGCGGGGCGCCGGGTTGCCGCTCTGACTCCTAATCTCTGCGGTAGCCCGGTCGCCTTCCTCATCCGCCCTGGATGAGATATTCACTTCGATCCTTGGTTGCACCAACCAGGACCAATCCTGAAGTGAGTTAAACCCCAGACACAGCGCCTGAGCCTAGGGTTCCTGGGCAGCTGAACCGTTTGCAGTTGCATTTCACCGCAGATGACCTGCTAGCGATATAACCCTGCGCTGCATGATTCGTTTCACGACTTCAACCCATTTCCTATCAGCGGTACCGTCCTCTACCTATCACTAAAATTTGCATCAAATTCTCACTACTCCGTGATTCCATCGTTCTATGGAAAAACATTCTAACTATACCCCTTCTTGAATTTTCACAGGGTCCCTACCCCCTCTTCAAAATCGCCAGGGTCCCGGCCCACCTCCTCCTCAAAATGTCAAGGGTCCCTGCGCGCAAAATCGCTACAATTTGAGTCATTTTGGGGGGCCAAAAATGTCATAAAAGGCACCGTACATGACGTATTCGGGATTTTTGAGTGTTTACAGTCGCTTAGACGTGACAGAAAACCCGTGTCGTTTTATGACATGGCGTTTTATGACATTTTTCGGACCTGAAAAATTTTCGGCTTGTCAAGCGAAAAACGCGATCGGTTGCGATTAACATAGATATGGTTAATTTCCGCGGGCGGCGGCCAATGCAAGGGCCAATGGGTCATTCTTGGCATTGTTAGAAATTTTTTCCAAAGCCGCTTCGACCTGGCTCATCGCAGAACGATTATTCCTCGACCCTGACGACTTGCCCTGAAGCTTCACGTTGCCTCTCTTGATGCCTTGCCGCGCCCAGGTGAGGTATTGCGACGTGAAGTCGACCTGGTCATCGTATTTGGCATTGGGGAAGCCTAGGAGTTCTGACTGATAATCGGGCAACCACTCCGCACGTTCTGGTAGCAGAACCAGACCGGCTTGGAACATGGGCGCCACGCCATCCAGGCGGAACTCTTTGCTGTTGTTGTTTGGAGACAGGGGCACAACCGGGCATGGTGCTTTGGTCGCCTGGGTCTGGACGTATTGAGTGCCCGATCCCTTGTCTTCGATCAGGATCACATCCGCCTTCCACTCGATAGCGATGTTCGCGATCAGCTTGACCATCTCAGGGAATTCGACACGGGCGCGGTGGACGTAGCAGAGATGGTGGAAGCCGTCATAATCCTCGCGCCAAACGCCGATGGCTGTGAAGTCGGCGCGCTGGTTGGCCTTGATCGCGGAGTCGACTGAAACGACCGTGCGCTTGGTGGAATTGGCGCCGGGCATCATCGAGTAGGTCTTTAGCCATTCACCAATGATGACGCCGCCCTCTTCGTCCACGGGCTTTCCCATGTACAGCGAGTTCCAGTCACGCGGTGGCAGCGTGGCCTTCAGGTTCATCAGGTGCTCGTAGGTGTAGAAGTCCTTCCAGAGCGGTTCGCCCTCCTGCCGGCCCATCGGATCGGTCTCTGGGTCCTCGCAGATCGCCGGCAGGTTGATGATCTCCCAGGGAATACCCTTGCCTTGACGGTTCATGTCCTCGACACGTCCGCAGAGGTCGTCGGAGTGCCAACGGGTGGCGACGACGAACATCGGGGAGTTTGGCAGCAGGCGGGTCGTGAAGTCGGCGGAGAACCAGTCATAGACCTTGTCGCGGATCGTCTGCGACTCCGCGTCCTCGCGGGATGCGAAGGGGTCGTCAACGCCTGCCATGTGGGCGCGGAAGCCGGAGATGCCCTGCCCCACGCCGCGCGTCAGATATTGCCCGCCAGTGCCGGCGAGAGACCAGTTGCCGGCAGCCTTGGAGTCGACCGCCAGCGTGACGGTCGGAAAGATATCACGGAACCGCTCGTTGTCGATCAGCGCCTTCGTCTTCTTGCCGAATTCGCTTTCGCAGAAGGAAGTCGTGTGGCCTGCCTGGATGTATTTGTGCTTGACGTTGCGGCCCATGTACCAGGCGGGGTAGATGCGGCTGCTGTAGGTCGATTTGGCGTGCCCAGGCGGCATCGAGATCAGCATGCGGAGGATTTCGCGGCTCTCCATCTGCATGAGCTTCTCGCACATCCAGATGTGGTGAGGAGCCGGCGGCTCTTCCGGGTTCATGTACTCTGCAAAGGCGGTGAGATCGTTACGCGCCAGGCTGCGAAGCTCTTCCATATAGGCGGCTTCAAGCTGCGCATGCATCAGCGTGAAAATCTGGATCAGCGCGCCTGGTTCTTTGGTGCCGAACGGCTCGGCGATCTTCAGAACATCTTCGGGGATCGGCAGGCCACGCTGCAGGCAGCGTTCGACGGTGTTGCGGGCATTGTCGAGCAGTTTGATCTGTCCACGCACCTGGCGGCGCATGGCATGCGAACGGACATCAAGCGTCATCGGCGTCCCCTGGTGGGGCCGGCGGCGTGATGTTCTTCATCTCGATCTGGTTGGTGTGCTTTGCCAAGGCGTCGGTGAGCGCCAGGATGTTGAAGGTGTTGCCGCCCCCCGCCGGGTTGCTGTTGCCTTCCTGAGCTGTCTTTGTCTTGTCGGCGAAGGATAGGCCCAGATATTGCCCGAGCATTTCCAGCGCCTTGATGGCGTCCTTGTGGTTCCCGACCTGTTGGGCTGAAAGGCTGACCTTCGCCAGCTGCTGCAGCACGAAATCGTTGTTGATCGGGATGGTGTGCTCACCGTGTTCGTTCTGCTGATCCTCGTCATGCACGGTCGGGCCGGACAGGAGAGCGGCGCGTTCCGCCTTGATCTCGCGGACCCGCTCAACGATGACAGGGTTGTTCGCCAGGCGCGAGGCTGCGCCACGGTGCTTGTTGAAGCCGGCGGCTTCATAGGCGTCCTCCTGGACAGCGCCGCGTGCCAGGGCGCGCGCATAATCTTCCCAGCGTGTGTTTTCGAGCACGGGCATCAGTTCGCTCCGATCAAGGTCAATGGGCGGGTCAGGGTGAAATCGAGGGAGAAGACGCCGTAGAGGGCAATCATCGCGGACTCGGCCCGTCCGTCGTCCTTCTTGCGGGTAAACAGCGGGGCAGCCGCCGGCATCAGCTCGGTGGCGCGGGCGCGGGAAAGGTCCTTGATCCTCGGCGCGCGCATGTTCTTCTTCCAGACGTTCGGAAGGACGCGGACCAGATCGATGTTGTAGGCGATGAGGGCTGTCTTCGCGGTGCCATAGGCATCGCCGAAATTGAATGCGCCGACGTTCCCGTCGCCGGTCATGGACCAGACGTCTTCGATGAAGCCGTGCTGCGGATTGCGCGGGTCGAGCATATCGAACAGGGCGTTCGCATCAACCTCGCGGCGCTTGGAATCTTCCTTGACCTGCCGGATCGGCATGTCGAAAATCTCCAGCGTGTGCTGGATCGGATCGATGAAGGAGATCGCGCCCGTCTTGCCGGGGTCGATCCCCACGACGGTAAACGACATATGGGCACCAATGTTAGAATTGGCACCCATAATGTCAGATTAACTATCCTAAGTCAAAGAATTTGACTCATGGCTCACTGTGTGCTCACAGCGGCGGAGTGATCATCCAGGCCACAAAAAGCATCGCGGCGGCGACCGCCAGCTCAGAAAGATCACATCCGGTGGTCTTTCTAAGCTAATCCGACCCTACGACTTCCAGTCTGACTCGCTAAGTTCGTAGTACTCAACAACGGTTTCAAAATCCTCGAACCTTTTCCCAGCATCAGGTCCAGAAATAACTTTATATGTACGATCTCTCTGCTTAATCAACAAATTTTCGCCAGTACTGATTTGTTCCGGCTCAATTTCATCATTCGACAATTTTGCATTCTCGATAGCGTTATCCAATATTTTTGTCAGATACTCTTTAGAGTTAACCGATAGATACTTCTCCGCAAGCTCGTTCTCACAATGCGGACCTACCTCAGCAGCTTGATGCGCAGCTCTTCTAATATCTGGATCAACCTCTTTAAGTACTTCCCACTTTTTCCGGTCATAATTGGCACTGAAAGCAGTCCCAAGGCCTTCGTAGGGAATAAGTCCATCGGCTTTACTATCGCTTTTCCCGACTATGGCGAGCAATATCAAACCGAAAATACTCGTGAAGAAACACAGAATTGCCCATCCATATGGATTTCTATTCCTATTGGTCGCCATCATCCCCCCAATAAGAGCGAAAACTAATGCGATCATCAGAAACAAATAGGGCATCTGTCATTCCTCTGATATTTTTCCGGAACCCTTAATAGTGATGTGTGATCTTCATATCAAACAAATTGGGGATGTTTTCAATAACAGAGACTGAACTTTTCCGCCGATATTGGACAACCCAAAACAGCTCAGCCATGGGAAAATATAAAATTGGAACTCAAGCATTAAGCCGACTTTTGTAGTTGATGTGCAATACGTGAGGAGAAGTGAACAATGGAGTAATCGACTTGAAGCTGAAATCTCTCTCCATCGCCGCAATCCTCATCATGAGCGCGCATTTTGCTAATGCTAGAGACTTCGATCTCGCAGGTATGAAGCTCGGCGCCACCGGGGAGCAAATTGTCGAGAAGCTGCAAAGCTACAAAGAGGGTACAAGTTGGGATTTCAACCAATGGGAGCTACCAGAGGGGTCTAAGTGGATTGCAAACGGTCGAGCAATCTATACCGACATGACAAACCCAGACGATATAGAGCATGAACGTTATGCCTTTGCGTTTACTGGCATCGGGAGCGGCAACAAACTCTTTGCCATCTCGCGAGAGATGCACTTCCGTCCGTCCCAGCGTCCAAATTACAAAGCCACAATAGAAGCTGCACTACAGAAGTTTGGAAAGCCTTCGATCAGCGAGGTCAGGGAAACAAATGCTAGGCTCGCCTGGAAATTTACAGACATCAAGGGTGACGCGGTGCCTCTTGAAAGCGAGCTTGGCTGCACGACCGCCACTGGCTTTCCGATAAGCCTCGACGAGGAAGTGCTTGAGGTTGAAAAAGTCTGCGGCCTCTATATTCAGATGAGCATCGAGGGAGACGAGACCGGTCTTGCGGACAAAATGATCATCGACATGTTCAACTATCTCGACGCAACAAAGGATGCTCAAGCAGACAACGCAAAGGCGCGTGAACTGATTAACAATGCGAAGGCGAAGAATGAGTCCGAGGCTGCTCCGGTACCGCAGCTCTAGGGATATCTCGGCATCAGCGTTGGGTGAAGTCGGTCGCCGAGGTGACCTCTGCCTCTCGAAGAGTAGAGAGGCACATTTAGCGGACTGATCTCACCCATCCCGATAGTTAATGCGTCACACTCAAATCCAGCAAATACAATCCCGTAGCATGTGCGACACTCTACGTGCCTACCTGGGGTGGGCGAATTGGGCGTTTTTGTCCCCTCACACTCAAGAATCCCGGTGGGGTCTAGGTGGGATAGAGTGATTAAAGTGGCATATGATTATCTACCCCACCTGAAAATTAATCAATAAAATCAATATCCTATAGGATAGTAGGTGGGGTAGTAGGGGTAATAATAAGTCTCTCTATAACAGAACAAATAATTTCTTTGCCGTGGGCTAAAGTGACTCACTGCGCCCGCTCCACACCGAAAGCGAAATGCATATATACAGCTACAGGGAGCTGGCCCCCACCCCTCTACCCCCCTACCCCACCTATCATTGATTTCATTGGGCTATTTCCATTTTACCCCCATGGGGGTACGCCCAAGGGTCAAGATTGCGCCTAGGGATGCCCCCTCGAAACAAGAAAGGCGCCCCGAAGGACGCCTCTTTGAGTGTTCCGCTTATGCTGCCTTTGCTTGTCGCCCGACCTCCTCGAAGCGGTACATGACCACTCCGCCGCGCATGCCGGTGGCGCGCAGTTGGATTTGCTTGCCCTCGATCTCGTAGACCTTGCCCTTGCGGAAGCCCATATATTTGCCGAAGCTGGACTTCAGGGAGTGGCGGTCGCGGCCCCGCAGCGGCACGTCGACGTCGAGCTTGCCGGACGTGTCATCATAGATCGTGTCGAACAGCTCGCCGGTCCTGAAGTCCTTGCCCATGCCCACCTCGGCGAGAAGACCCGCCATGACGTCGTTGTCGTCCTGGTTCGACGTGGTCGACAGGTTACGCCACGACGCCAGGTTTGAGAGGAACCCGCCGACGCCGGCACACTCCAGGATGCCGCCGGTCACCCGCGACCAATCTTCGAACGAGCCGAGCGTCGCGCCCGAATAGTCTGGCATGCCCTTGGCGACCCAATTGTTGACGAACACCTGGAGCGCCCAGAGCAGCTCGGGGCGGTGCTTCTTCACCCAGCCGACGAGGTCCTTGTGGAAGAAGTCGGTGCGCAGCTCCGGTCGGGCGACCTCCGGCATGATGTTGATCGGGATCATGCGGCGCGCCAGTTCGTCGGACGGATCGATGTTGTTGCCCGAGAAGAGCCACACATGCCGAACCGGCAATGTGACGACCTTCGAGCTGCCGAGCGTGCGGCCCGACCACATGCCTGACGTGATCGCCGACGCCAGAGAGTTCGACTCGATGCGCTCGACGTTGTCGAAGAACATCGGCGTGTCCGGATCGCTGAGCAGCTTGCCCAAGATCAGCTTGTCGAACTCTTCTGACGATTGGGTGTTCTTCGGCGGCGCGTGCGTCGGGCAGACGTCGTTGTTGATCACCAGGTTGAAGACGTTCGCGAACAGGCCCGAGCCGGCGCCTGGCATCGGCTTGTTGATCACGAAGGCCGGCGCTGGGGCGTTGATGACCTGACGAACGAGCGGCAGCAGGAGCAGAGCGAGGGCGTGCGCCCTGGTGCTCTCACCATTCAGGTGACCGGGGTCTTCCGCCGCCTTCTCATCGTCGCCATCATCCTTAAACGGGAAGTCGCCGAACGCCCCCTCCGCTGCGAAGAACCAATTCCACGCTTCGTCAAGTTCATCCTCGGTCGGCGCCTTCGGCGCAGGGATTAGCTTCATGCCGTGGGTCGCCAGATAGATGCTGGTGAATTTGTCATACCCCGGTTTGACCGCAAAGGCGCCGTCGACCGACAGGATCGGATGCTTTGCAACGCCTTTCAGCTGCGGCAGCGGCAGCCGGGTGCGCGGCATATTGTAGATGTGCTTCACCACCCCCATCGGCGCCTCGGCGATCTGCCGGCCCTGATCGGACTGCTTATAGAAATGGATCGAGTCCTCGACAAAGACCTTGAAGTTGTCGAGCGACAACAGGGAGCGCTTCAACCCGCCCTTTTCGGAATCCGGCTCCAACAGCACGATGTCATCTTCGGCGTGGAAGACCATCGGCGGGTGGTTCTTCTTCTTGATGCCGCGCACCGCCGCCTCGATCTGGGCGTTGTAGTCGCCATTCACCGGGAATTGGACAACGCCCTCTTCCTCCGCCTTGCGGTCGGCGTGCTCTTTGTTCTTCGCCGAGACCTGTCGGTCGTATTTCTTCCGCAGCTCGGAGAAGGTCAGGCCGGCGTTCTTCGCCAGCGACCGCAGATAGGCAACAGCGCGCGTGTTGTCGAGCTGGGCGTCTACGATCAGGGCGAACACCTTGTCGGCGTCATCGAACGCCCCAGGCTTCAAGCGCCCGATCTGGTAGGTGATCAGCTCCTCGCCGGACAGCTGCGTGACATCGACGCCATCGTCTTCCGGTTCATCAGAAGCAACTTTCTCAGGCACGATCTCCGGCACGAACTGCGCCAAGAAGTCTTCATCGAGACCCAGATCGGTGATCGCCTTGTCGACGTAATCGAGCTTCCAATACTGGGAGCAGCTGTCGTGCGAGCAGCGCGCCGTGAAGCTGTCTTCGCCATTGCCATCGGCGCAGAAGAAGCCCTTGTCGTTGACATCGCCGGCATTCGAGTGACCGCCGTCAAACGGACACTCGGTCGTCTGCTTCTCACCGTTGCGCCCGCGATCATCATAGCAGGCCTGGAAGAAGTCAGCGGCGCAGAACAGCTCGTATTTGCCCTTCATCCAGGACGCGAGCCACGGGTTGTCGAGCGGGCGGCGGTCGCCCTGGTCGATGCCGGCCTCGGTGAATGGGTTTGCTGCTTCGAGGTCCTTCGCGTCCTTGCCTTCGATCTCTTCCAGATCGAGGAAGTCGCCGACCACCATCTCGACGCGGTAGTCGGTCGCGCCCGGCGCATGCGTGGGCCAGAAGAAGAGGCGCGAGATGTCGGTGCAGGCGCGGTCATAGGAGGCGCCGAGCATATGGGCGACGCCCACATATTTCCGCTTCCACAGGTCGCGGGCCGCGCGCTCATCGCCGCCGGCCTGATGCGCCAGGACGAATGACTCCTTGAGGGGCAGGACGATGCGGTATTTCTGCATGGGGGCGTGGTCGACAAAGAGCATCACGCCACCTTCAACGTGATCCTCGCCGACAAATACACAGGTGTCGCGGATGCGCTTATCCATCCGCTTGTGATGCTCCAGGTAGAATTTGACGTGCGCCGTGGTGATGTCCTCACCCGGCTCGACCTTCAGCTTCTGGATCAGCTCGGTCTTCTTGATCTGGGTGCGCGTCGTGCCGTTCGAATAGGTCGTGTAGAGGATCGCCGTCAGGTCGCGGTTGATCAACTCGTTGCGGACTTCCTCCAGGGGCTGTCCGGAGTCGATATCGAGAATGACGAAGTGCAGCTCTTTGACGTTCGGGATAGTTCGCTGCTTCACGCCCTTGACCAGCGCGCCCTGCAAGAAGCACTCGCCGTTCTTCTTCTTCGACTCCTTGTGGTCGAAGAGGCGCCCGAGGAACTGATGGAAGGCGACCTCTTTGGTGCCCCAGTTCTTGTCTTCTTGGTTCCGACCCTGCGACAGCGGAAATGTCCATGCCAGGCTTTCGCCGAGAGCTTCGAGGGCATCGCCATAGATCGGCACGCCGTCGATCACTTCGACCGGCTTCACGATAGAATTTTCAGAGGTCATCATTCATCTTTCAGGTTAGGGCAGCAATTCTAACCTTAGGTCACATTTTCTGTCAAGCTAAAGCAGGGGCGGCTCGCACCGCCCCCGCTGAGATCACGCAACCAGCGTCGCAGCCTCTGCGGTGATCACCTGCTGAACCCCGAGATTCATCTCGACGTCGACCGCCAGGTCCTGGCCTAGCTTGCCGATCTCGATCACCTCGTTGCGCAGGTCAGAGAGGAGCGCCGCAATCGTCTCCATGCGCTTGGACTCTTCATCGGTCGGCGCCCGCGCCACGTAGCGGCCCACGATGTTGGACATCACGGCGATCTTGTCAGAAGCATCCTCGACGCGGTCGCGGAGTTCGCCTAGGCCATCCTGCAGGAACTCGACGTGCTCGTCCTGGACCATCGCCGACTCGGAAGCGAACGCGGTGATTTTCGCATCGGTCTGGGCTTCTTCCTCGGCAGCGTCGTCGGCGAGGGCCAGGCCGGCGGCGAGCAGGGTCAAGAGGAAATCGAGCGGCGAGTTGAGAAGCTGCGCCTGATCGGCATCGACCGGAACCTCGGTGTCGGCGATGGCTTGTTCGATCATCTCCGGCGTGATCTCAGCCGGCTGTTCCGGATTGGCGCGAGCGAACTCGCCCGCCGACTTGATCTGGGCGGCGAAGGCACTCATGACGGCCTTGATGTCGTCCGGCAGCATGCGATAGGGGATCGGATTGCCATCCAAATCCGTGACGTAGAAGCCGTAGTGCTCGTCGCTGAGTTCGGCGACCTCGGGGCCAAGGCCTTCGACAGCGTCGCGCGCCAGCTCGTCTTCGATAGCATTTTCGAGGTCGCGGTCGGCCTGCTCGGCTGCCAGCTCGGCGTCGTGAGCATCGGCGGAAACTTCGTCAGCGACAACCGCCGGCACAACGGTCAGGGCTTCATCGGTGAAGCTGAAGTCGACCACGGTCTGATCGACCTTGCGGAACAGCGCTGGAGACGGCAGGGTCCAGCGCTGCCCGAAGGTATTGACGCCGACGCTTCCGCTCTCGGCGCGGAGGCGGGTTCCGAAGGGGAAAAAGTCGAGCGACTCGACCACGCTGACCAATTCATCGCCCGCGACGATGCTTTCCGATCCGATGCCGGAGGCGTCGATCACATGGAACTGTTTGCGGGTAAGGACGACCCAGTCGTGAACGGTATCGATGGCGACGACGAACGCGGTCGGCTTATCTTCGACCGAGGTGCGGACGATGTTGCCGAAAACGACCTCGCCTTCGTGCAGCGTGATGATCCGGTCACCGGCTTCGGGGATGATCGGCAGAACGATGAGCAACTCGTTCTCCGGCGGGAGGTTCTCGGTGAGAACTTCGGAGCCGCCGATCTGGCGGAGACCTTCCTTGCCGCCGTCCTTGACGGCTTCGTAGGTGGTCAGCGTCGACATTGCGAAGACCGTGACGGACTGGACGATAATGCGCTTCATGTGGGAATGTCTCCTATCGTGGTTCAAAAGCGGGTTGGCAGCGCCAATGTCATAATGGCTATCAGACGTCATTTATTCTGACAAGAAGAAAAATTTCGTTCTTGCAAACTGGTATTATATGGCCTATAGACACTGATATCGAATGGAACAAGGAGAAACCATGTCTGAAGTGAAGGAAGTGAAGACCCGCGCGCCGCGCGCCAAAGAGGTCAACCTGATCGACACCCGCAAGCTCGATCTCACCTGGCAGGAATGGAACCAGCGCTTCGAAGCGACCAAGGTCTCGATGCACCAATTCGCCGAGCTGACCGACATCACCCGCCCGCGCCTGAAGCGCATCCGCGAGGGTGAGCGCAAGTCCTTGGTCGAGCGGACCCCCGGCACCTTTTATGTCCCGCGCGTCTACACCATCGCGCTGATCGCCATCGAGATGGGCCTGCTGACCGTTGGAGAGGGATCGGTTCTTTGAACAAGCTTCGCATTCGCGCTGCCCTGCTTGCCTCAGCGCTTTCCATTATCGCGTCCAACTCGCACGCTGATTGGAAATTGGAAGTCAGTGAGGACGAGTTTTCTGGAGAAAAATCGAAGAGGGTGATCAGTGCTTCCATCGACCGTAAAGCAGCTTTGACAATTGAAGCCGAATGGGTCGGCACGATTGATGCTGCCTCTCCTTCGATGACGATGAACCCAGGTATTCCCTACATCTGCTCAACCTATGAACACCTGTCACTGGACTGGATGGTCCTTGATAAGAATGGTGCAAAGCTGGACGAAGACTACTTCACGGACTGGGAGGTCACGACCGATCGGAAGAATCTATTCATCTCAAATTATACACGAGCCGGGGCGCCGATCACTCAGTCACGCCGCCTGTTCGATGCTATGAAACTCGGCTCCGAACTACGTTTCCAGTTCAGCGATGACTGCGGTACCCGTTCGGTCACTAAGTATTCTCTCGAAGGATTTGCAGATGTGGTGAAACAGCTGGAGCCTTTGAAGTGAGCGAATGCATCGTGATGCCAAGGAGGCGGGGTAACATCTAGATCCGTGCTTGCATATCTCGATGTGCAAGCATATGCTTGCACATCGAATCGTGCAAGCAGGTGATTTATGACGGATAAAGACCCTAAGAAGGTTGCGGCGGCGAAGGCTCGCACCAACAGTCTCACCGCAGAAGAAAGAAGCGAGATCGCGAAGCGCGCAGCGGCCAATAGGTGGAACAAAGACCTACCCGCCGCGATCTATACAGGGGAGATCAAAGTAGGTGACGCACATCTATCTTGCGCCGTCCTGGAAAATGGCATCCGCGTTCTCACACAGAGTGACATGATGCGTGCGATGGGGCGGGCACGACAGGCTAAAGGCCGCGGCTTTTATGATGCCGACGTCAACCTGCCGGCTTTCTTGACTGCAAAGAACCTGAAGCCGTTTATTCCCGATGACTTGTACGTGACATCCAGCCAGATCGAATTTCGACTTTCCTCTGGGCAAAAGGCGTTTGGGTATCGCGCGGAAATGCTGCCTCAAGTCTGCGAAGTCTACCTCAAAGCGCGGGATGCTGGTCAATTGACACGTAACCAAGAGCATATCGCGCGCCAGGCGGATATTCTCATGCGCGGACTTGCAACCGTGGGCATCGTCGCTCTTGTTGACGAGGCAACCGGCTATCAGCGTGACCGCGCTGCCGACGCGCTGGCAAAGATTCTGGAGAGGTTTATTGCGAAGGAACTACAGCCCTGGGTTCACACGTTTCCTGACGTCTTCTACGAGCAGCTATTTCGGTTGCGCGGTCTCGATTTTCCAAGAGAATCGGTAAAGCGACCGCAGTATTTTGGTCACCTTACAAACGACATCATTTATGACAGGCTCGCGCCGGGAATTAGGGATGAGCTTCGGAACACTACCCCCAAATTGCCGTCCGGGCGCCGAAAGCACCATATGCACCGTAAGTTGACGCCCGACATGGGGCACCCGAAGCTTCGCGAGCACTTGGCCTCTGTCACAACGATCATGAAGCTGAGTAGGAATTACGACGAATTTAAACGGAATTTGGATAAGATTCACCCCCGGTATGGTGAGACTATTCCAATGGATTTTGGAGACGGGGGGCTTTAGCGCCCCTTTGCCAAACGCCTATCAGCCGCTTTGCGCGATCTCGACGGCGGAGCGCGTTTATCTTTTCGGTCTGGTAGAGACTCTCAGACTTGGGCCACATTGAGACTGCCACAGTTAACGCACGATATCCCTTCGGCTGCGGTGGAATTTAGCACGAACCCGTCAGTTGCCGAATTGGCGACGCAATCCAATCGCCCCTTTGTAAAAACCGGATTCGCGTTCTCAGTGAATGTGCCTTTGCCTTTTTGCCCACAATCCTTGCATGCTATCTTCGTCGTATAGGTCTCGCGTCTGCCCATGTCCGCTCCCTTTGCTCTTCGCCAAGCATACACGAAATGGCCCCAGCGCGACAGGAGCATAGCCCCCAGCTTCACTTCAACGGAACAGATGGCTTTCAATAGCAGCACATAATGGTCAGCCAATCGAAAAGATAGAATTTCTGACAATTGGCATTGACGACGCTCGCAATATAGTATTGTATGATACTACAAAAGCAAGGAGATGCCCGTGAACGTCGCACTGAAGACCCCCGCCGCGAAAGCCGCCTTTTCCATGCAGCAGTCCGCTGTCATCGACTGGACCATTGGTGGCGGGGGTTCGGCCCTGGTCCGCGCCCGCGCCGGCACCGGCAAGACCTTCCTCCTGATGGCCTGCCTCCCGTACATGCGCGGCACCATCGGCGTTGCGGCGTTCAACAACAAGATCGCCAAGGAGATCGCCCATAAGGTGACGGAGAAGGACCTGACTGCTGAGGTCAAGACCTTCCACGCCTTCGGTTTCTCCGCTTGGCGCAAAGTCGCCCGCAATGTGAAGATCGAGGGCAAAGGCTTGAAGAACGCCGGCTACATGAAGTTCGACCGGATCATGCAGGAAGTCCAACCGCCTGAGGAGTTTAAGGAGTTCGCCCGCAAGGCGGTCTCTTACGCCAAGCAAGCCGGCATCGGCATCTTCAACCAGATCGGCGAGAACCAGGCCTGGAACACCATCGTCAATCACTACGACCTCGGCGACTGCTTTCAGGGTGAAGATGAGCGCGAATATCCTGGCTTCATCCGGGATGGCATCGAGTGGGCGAAGCGCTGCCTGGAGATGTCAAATTCTCTATCCATGGAAGTCATCGATTTTGACGACATGCTCTACATGCCGCTGCTGCGCAACGTTCGCTTCTGGCAGTATGATTGGCTGCTGGTCGATGAGGCCCAGGACACCAACCCGGTGCGCCGCGAAATGGCCCGCCGTCTGCTGAAGCGCGGAGGCCGCGCGATCTTCGTTGGCGACGACCGCCAGGCGATCTATGGCTTCACCGGCGCCGACAACAATTCGCTCGACATCATCAAGGAGACCTTCAAGACGAAGGAGTTCCCTCTGACCGTCACCTACCGCTGCGCCAAGTCCGTCGTCTCACAAGCCAAGGTCCTGGTGCCGGATTACGAAGCCGCCGAGCATAACCCGATGGGCGCGGTCGAGGTGATCGCTGAGTCGAAGTTCGACGCCTCGATCCTCCTGCCGACCGACGCCATCATTTGCCGCAACACCGCGCCGCTGGTGAAGACTGCCTTCAAGCTGATCCGCGCCGGCATCGCCTGCCATGTGGAGGGCCGCGAGATCGGCGCCGGCCTGCTCGCCCTCACCGGCAAATGGAAGTCGGTGAAGAACCTCAACAAGCTCGCTGAGCGCCTGACCGAATACCAAGCGCGCGAAACGGCGAAGCTTCAAAAGCAGGACCGCGAGTCGGCGATTGCCGTGCTCGAAGACAAGGTCGAGACGTTGCAGGCGCTCATCCAGTTCGTCGGCATCGACAAGACCAAGGAGGACCTGAAGACACACATCGAGGAGATGTTCGCCGACACCCTCGAAGGCCAGAAGCCGAACCGCGTCACGCTCCTGACCGCGCACCGTTCCAAGGGCCTGGAATATCCCCGCGTCTTCCTCTGGGGCGTCAACAAGTACATGCCCTCGCCCTACGCCAAGCAGGCCTGGCAGCAGCAGCAGGAAGAGAACCTCGAATATGTCGCGATCACCCGCGCCATGGAAACCCTGATCTATGTCGAGGTGGAGAAGTGACACCTCAAAGCGAAAGGAGATCACCCTTGAACAACGAGCTGCCGAAGGAAATCCACGGATCGAAATTCCACACTAGCCTGACCAAACTCCGGACGGAGTATCTACTTATAAAGAAAGAGATAGACCGAAATCATCTGGCACAAGCGTCCGCGACAGACGAACACTCATTTTCCAACAGCCTAACGACTTGACTACGTGAAGAGCCACACAGTTGCAGTATCAATTATGAGTGCGCGCGCACCATCCGCCATTCGCGCCTCCTCAAAGAGACTAAGCATTTAATACAAAGCTCCTCCCTCCAGAGGTAACTTGCGCGCCTTTTTGATCAATAGGTTATTCCGTCAACTTCCGAAGCACGAGCATTTGGTCCCGGGTCAAAATGAGATCATCGCCGTGTTCCTCATAAAATCTCGACATCGCCGGCAAGAGGTTAGGGTTTGATTCAAGCCATTTTTCGATAAAATCCTCCAAACTTCCATTTGACATGGGCTCGATCAACTTTATCCAAACCTTCGCCTGCATCGGCTGCCCCTTTACAGCTCGGGCTAGCAACCGAAAATATGACGGCGTTCGGAACTCTGAGAGTTCGGGAAATCGCTTGACGTTTACGTACTGCGCAGGGAGGAGGAACATCAATACCCTTCCAACGGGATGACGGAGTGATTCCTTGATTAGTCTTTCAAGTCGCCTGACAGTTATGAGCGTATTCGGTTTTTCGGAACGAAAGTACTCCAATAAGTTCCCAAAAGTATCGCCGGGTTGAGCCACATAACAAGCGTGTTCATCGTTATGATACATTACACCAGCGTCGCCTTTAACATTATCAGGCTTTACCGCTGCGGCGAGGCCTGCAACCGCGGAGACTGCGGCGATCATCCGATCGCTGCTCAACGTCTTACTCAAATCTGTTTTCATGCTTGATATTGACTTGAGGACGTCTGTGGCCTTGCTATCTTCAATCCACCACACTTCGCGAAGCTTTCTTACGCGCGGATGAATGTCCAAATCTCGAGCTGTTTTCCAAAACAGTTCTTTTTCAATACCATTTGCACCCAACAAGACATCGAGTGGAACAAACCCATTTTGCCTAAGACGTCGCCGTTTATACTTTTCCAAAAACATCGAGATTACTAGATAGGAAACACCTGCGATAGCAACCATAAGAGCGTAGTTGTTGAAGCCAAACATTGTAGCCCTCGATTATTTACATACTGCTGCTTACTTAACCGCACGCAATATCGGGGCCAACGGTCGTTTCAGTACAGCGCCCCAGTTTCATGGCAAAAAACTCAAGTCTCAAGGCCGCGCTATTTCCGCGCGGTAATTGCGCCGACTCCATGGAGGCTTAGCGGAAGGGTACTTCTATCCTTCCCGACAGTTGTCGGTACCCGGCTTACGGTTCGCACCACTGACCGAATGATATCGGAACAGGAGTATGCGGTCTATCGGGAAGACGTGCTCAATATGATGATAGATTTACTACCATTCAGCCACTATTTCTCACCTTTTGCATTGACATAACTCCAAATTTGTCACTATATGATGCCGTCCTTGCGAAGGATTAGATAGACGCCGCAAGTGGCATGCCTAAGACACCGGCTCCTCCCCGCGCGTCTCGCATCAAATCAAGAGTCGGGTGGTCGATGCCGCCGTGTCCTTCGCCGACCACAAAGCCAAAGAGCAAGCCAAGCAGCATGGCACACCGAAAGGGACGCTCTGATCAAGTTCGCGCCTCTTACCGACGAAGAGCTATCCGCCATCCGCGCCTACGCCAAAGAGCACGGGCGGGGATGGAAAGAGGCTCCTCGGATCGACTGGATGAACGCCAGATCAAGCCAGATTTTACACCACCTCAGAAACACCCACAGCCCAAGCTGGCTGGCGGGCTTCAAGCTTCCCAAGGAGACGATATGAACGGACACGAACTTATCGTTGCCGGCTAAGCGGGACAGGAGGAAGGTGCCCACGACGTTAGGCTGACAAGCGATCCTTAAAGGCACGGTTCCGACGGGAGTTTGCCTGCTGGACCCAGGCGTCCATCCTGTTCTTGTGGTTTGACACGACCATGTTGTCGCGTAGCATGTCTATCATCAGCGCATCAGGGTCGTGGGGCAGAATGCGCTGATTATGCACGCGGATCAGGAATACCTTGAGCATAGCGTCGATTTCCTGAGCCAGGAGAGCAAGCTGCTCGACGGCTTCGGCATGGCGAAAGTCTGTTGTTTGCGTGTCCGAGCAAAGGTCAGAGGACAGCTTCATGATGCGCGCCCGGAGGCCGTGGTCGTGGCACATAGTTGCGTGACTCCTAATAAACGGTGAACTCGATGAACTCAAGGCTGATAAGGAGTCAATAGGAATACACTCCCATTGTCAAGATACGTAGGAATTCTTTCCGCTCACAAGCGATAGCTCGTAAGCTCAGGTCGGCGGAAATGGCTTTATTTTCAGACTTTGCACAAACATCAATTTACTCTCAACCGCGACACAAAATTTCGGTCGGCGCAAGCGCATATGGCAAGCAGCACCGGAATCGAACCGATTCTACAGGGTCTGGCAACTGCAGCGGCTCATCTCCCCGAAAGCGTCTCATTTGTCTACTTGCTAAATTCATCGACCTATGATCTAACTCTCGTGCCCAAAGTCGCACGTGCCTGTGGGTGTCCGCCGACCCTCTAAATGGTGAGGATCATCGGTAAGGTACCTGGATCTAACCGCTCCAGTCGCTATCCCGGCCAACCGGGAAATGCGAGGACATCTTGAAGCAACGACGGTGCGGGCCTTTCTGATCTCCGTCAGCCTTCCAAAAGCCGACCTAGAGAGAGATCCACCTCTGCCGGGGATTTTTCCATCAAATCCATGGCGTGGTCTTCACACCGCGGTGTGGATTGTTAAAGAGAGGCTGCTCCAACGTTGCACCATCTTTCCCGATCCGCCGCCTCTTGGAGAGCGAGTGATGTTGGATCGGCTAAACTCAAAACAAGACATAACAGATAAAATGCTGGAGCATCGTGCTGGCGAGCGCGGGCTTATCGGGCGCTTACTTGGCACCAAAGAGCACGCGCCAATGAACATTGCCGGTATCACGATGATATTCCTGTTGGTGCTACTTGGTGTGGTCATACTTGCGCCTCTCGATGCGAGTGTTCCGCGTGAAACGCTGATAACCGCGCTTATTAGCGCAATAACTTTTACACTTGGCCTCATTCTAGGGGAAAAGAAAAATAATAGAGATGAATAGACTCATAGATCGCAATAAATTATTGTGATTATTATTATTTATCTCGATTTTTTCATATGTTACTTTAGTAATATTCAGAAAGTTACGTGTGCCGAACAAGATTCGAACCTGCATCTTCCATCCCCCTACATTTCTCTTCGGTCGTAGCGAGGAGGATACTAGCGCGCATTAGACCAGGATTGAGGCGCGTGGTCGCCTGGAGAATGGTCGGCGCGGAAGGAGTCGAACCTCCACAGCATACGCGGGCGGGTTACAACCGCTTGACCTCAAACCACATGACAAGTGCGCGCCGTTATCTCAAATGGTCGGAGAGCCTGGTACCGCCCCAGGACCCCCGGCGTCCAGGGCCGGTACTCTTCTATCGAGCTTCACTCCGATGGAGCGGGTTGCCGGGGTCGAACCGGCCTTGGCAGCTTGGACGGCTGTTAGCTCGCCACGAGCAAACCCGCATGTTGGTCCCTCCGGGTGAATTTGAACCACCGACCGACCGCTTATGAGGCGGGCGCTCTACCTGACCGAGCTACGGAGGATCACGGTCGGAATTGGTGCCAGTGGCGGGGATCGAACCCGCGACCTCCCGATTATCGGTCGGGTGCTCTAACCATCTGAGCTACACTGGGCATGGAACCTCCGGCTTGATGGGCAAAGCAGCTTTAGGCCGATTGAGGGGTACCCAGCTCAAAGCTGCGATCACGGCAAAGCCGCGCGGAGGGATTGGCGGTTCTGAAGGGTTTCGATCCCTCGTCTGCCGGTTGACAACCGGATGCTCTCCCATTGAGCTACAGAACCATCTGGCTGTCGCGGTGATCGCGCCGACCTGCGTTGGTGCCCCATGACTAGAATCGAACTGTCGACCTTCCGCTTACAAGGCGGTTGCTCTGCCACTGAGCTAAAAGGGCATGGCTGAATTGATGTCGCGCTTTTCAGGTGCGCGGCGACCTGTACTGGGAAATTTGGTGAGGCATAGGGATGTCGATCCCGTTTCTCCAGGGTGAAAGCCTAGTATCCTAGCCAGCGTAGACGAATGCCCCGCTGTTAGCTCTCTCGGCTTCCGGCGATAATTCGACCTCGGGTCCCTGTGGTGGGCCGGGTGGGATATCGCGTATCTCGCCACGGTCGTGGCATATAGGGCTGCTTCGTGTGCATGATCCACGTCCTTTCGTGGCTAGAGTTGAGGCGGCGACCTGATGTCCCGCTGATGATCAAAGCATGTCAGATAATCTCTCCTATGTCAAGCGGTTCGGACAGATTTTCTGCCTTTTGTCAGTTGCCTCCCGAGCTATTTCCAGTCATTATCGAGGACATATCGATGGGGAGCGCTAGATTTGGATAAGAATAGCGGGTCGAGCGACAATGGTTCTTCTACCCCTCCAAAAACTCGCCCCGCGAGTAGGGTGCGGTTCATAAATACGGAGGAGTTGGATTTCTCCAAGAAACTTGAAGCCGAAAGAAGGCGTAATGAAGCAGAGTTGCGGGCAATTCACGAGGGTATTGAGCACAACAAGTACGAACGACGATTGTTGTTTTACACCCTGCTGGTCACAATCATCGGGGTTGTCATAAGTTCCGCTCTGACGCTTATGTCCGTATACCTTAGCTACCAGCAGACCTCAGTTGCCGCACAACAAGTAAAAATATCTAATGAACAGACAAAATTATCGATAAATGCATTGTCAGCACAGAGTAGAAACGAGGCTTTTGTAAAATTTTATTCTGAATTCTATACTCTATGCCGCCAACCGGTCCCCTTGTTGATAAAATTGAACGACGAAAAGTCAATAATGAATCACACAATGCAAGCGGACAAAGTCGAAGCTGCTGGCGTTTTGTTCTCCGTCTGGCTACAGGAGCCATACTATAGTGACTTTATCGACTTTAATCTGAGAGCACGCATCACTTTTGGCCCAGTTTCGGATTTACCGCTATTGCGTCTGCCCTCAAATTGTCTTGAATCCCTGGGGTCATTGCAGGACTGGTATCGGCATGTTCAGGCGAATGAGCGTGAGCGCGACGAGCAGGCCACCTTTCCTTTTCTGAGCAAGGCCGCGAGATATGCTCCTTCATCGATAGGAGCGGAATGGAATGGTTGGAGATCGTGCTGATGCCATGCTTGAAGTCATGGATGAAG